TTACTCGCATGGGATATCCCCCATGTAGCGGAAGCCTTGGACAGCCCTGAAGTGCCCGCCGTAACCTGACATGGCCGTTTTCTTCTTCCCTCTTCGATCAGCGCTTTTTGCTAAGCTACGAGCACACCGGGCTTTATTGGCTCCATATAGCTTTGCGCTCACCTGACACCATTTAGGTTGCCTTCTAAGTGCTGCGGCAAGTCCGGGATGCGAGGTATGAAACAAAACAGGCATCGGCCTTTCGTACCTATTCTCACCCCTTCGCCACATATCGCAAACAGCATTTAGGAACCGTAGCCCTACACCCGCGCCCTGCCATTCCGGCATTACTACTAAGCGGCATGCTCTGGCTTCATTTCTTGAGCGGGTGCTTACAGCCAAATGCGCTACGGGCTCCCCGTTCACAAAGCCAACGTAACAGGTAGCAGCAATCATGTGCGGAAGCTTTAAATAATGATGCGGCGCAAAATGCTCCCACCATTCCCAGCCTGTCTGTCTGATTTCCAATTCAATTGGTGGTCGTTGAAGACACCTCCGGCAAAACTTACCTGTTGCCGTATCAAACACCCAGTCGGGTTGCACCCATTCTAGAATGTCATAATGACAAGAGAGCAATACGGCCTTGCCTGATGTTCTGCGCCATGCCTTGGCAAAGGCGTGTGCTCCGACTTTGGCGATTTGGCGGTCTACAACCGAGGAAAATTCATCAATAACGATCCGCTCCGGCTTTTCGCTTACAATTCGTGCAAGCTCCGCTCTGAACTTTTCGCCTGTTGAAAGCACGCGGTATGGGCGAAGCCATGCGGGGACATCTCCTAGCCCTACAGCGGACAATGCCCCTGTCACGGCCTGCCAATCACCCTCCGGTGCGATAACATCAATAATAGGTGCATCGTCTGGCCAAGCCCGCTCTTGATGCATTGTGAATCCGTCCGCGGAAAGCGCGCTTCCGATTGACGACTTGCCGGAACCTGAAGGACCGATGACAAGACCAACTTGCCAGCCATCTTCTTCAATTGGCAGGTCAGCTATTAATGAGAAGCTATTCCCCGCATCAACATTAAATAAGGACTTCACACAGGCAGCGCGGTATGATGAATAATTTGGGCATGAATGAGTAATTTCTATTTTCATGTCCGTACCGCCCTACATTTATAGCCTTGCGCGTGCAGGCGTTCATACATTTTTTTATGCTCTGCTTCTGTTTTGCAGATCACAATGACCCCAAACTGCTCTTTATACCGGGTGTCTTTTGGCCTTCCCGGAGCCTCCGGGGCTAGCTCCGGAAGCTCTGTCTTATTCTCCATGCACTGTCCTTACGGACGGTCACGCCGTTCCTGTTCGGTGCTCGTGTCACTCACATGGTTAATTGCCCCGCAACGTGGACATTTTATTTCAAGGTCTGTTGCTGTGCCTTTCGCTAATAGGCGGTTACAGTTACCGCATCGGATTTCTTTTCTCATTTTGAGTTGCCAAATTGTAAGCCCTTTAGATACAAGGCTCCTTAGTCTGATCAGACAATTGGAGCAGCGGTATATCTTCATGGGTGGCTCCATCCATTCATGAGGCCGTGGTGCGGTGCTGGTACACCGCATCAGTGGGGGCGGTACTTACGCCCTCGCCTGTTCCTTTTCTTTTTCTTCCCTTTCAATTTTCAAAGAACAAAATACTACTCGCCCTCTGGTTTCGGATATTTGGCTTTAACCTCTTGAACGTCAGCAAGCAGCTGGTTCATCTTTTCAGGTCTTGCTGGATCTTCAGCCGCCTCCGTCAATGCTTCCAGCTGTGCCGCCATAGGCCATTTTTCAAGAATAGCTGTTTGGCGTAATTCCTCATAAGTTGGCGGTTCGGGCTCTGGCTCGGGAGGTGGCTCCACGGCAACGGGTTTGCCGTTTTCGTCAGATTGAATGATTTTTCCGTTCTCTTTAGCTGATTGCATCTCTATATGCTGCTCAAGCGTAACAGGCACTGCATCTGCAGGGATAGAACCAACACCTTCAATATAAAAACTCTTTGTTTCTGGAGAAAAATAGCGTTTCATGTTTGTCTCCTAACGTCCAATAGCGAAGTAATATGCTTGAGCAGACCCACTCGTGTTTACTTTGAACGAATACTTGTCATAGGAAAGAACAGCATTAGGGTTTGCACCTGCCCCGTCACCAAGAACAACGGAGAATGGGGGTGCGTTAAAAGCAACGGGAAAAGCAATAACGGAGTTATTTGCAATATCCCCTGTAGGTGCAGTTTGGATAATAAGCCCGTTTGGAAACCGCCATGCTCTATCTGGCACCAACTCCACCCACTCGCTTTTATCCACCTTATTATTAACTTCCCCCCACTCGGAACGGTCAACTTTATTCCCATTAATAGCCGCCACCTGTTGTGCTAATGCCTGAATGTCTACATTAGCGGCATTGATAGGCACATCAAACGCTTTAATGCAGGGCAAAACGTAGGAGGTTTTTGGGCGATTTTCTTCGGCTATTGGAACTTCGCGAGAAGCATCAAAATCAAAACCGTTGAACGGACCAGATGAGCCTTCTGCTTCTTGACCTCGTTGCAAGCCAAGAGCTGTAATTGCGCCCGCCGACGTTCCTTTCGTTGACTGTCCACTTGCTGCCTGTTCCCAGCGCCCTGTGATGTTCCGAATTGCATCTCCATCCCAAGAGCCAGCCTCTTTACCAGCATGTGCCGCCGCAAAATAGCGGGTGTAGCATGGCAAAATGAAGTAGTCCCCACCATCCCAACAGTACTTGCCGCATGTGCCGTCCTGCGCCGTTGCTTCCGCGTCCCATGCAGATTCATCGGTCAAGTACGTGCTGCCCTTCATCCATTCGAACAACTGCGGATACAGGTCACAACGTACTTTTTGCTTTACGTTGACCGGAACTGTACCGGGGAGAGCCGCGCCGTTTGTTGAGAAACACAATTGACCGACAGGAACACCTGCAACTGTTCCCCATGCGAGGCTCCCGTCTTCCTGTTTAAGAAGCACTTGTCCTGTTTCGCCACCGTCAGGAATAGTACCGTGAGGATCGCCTTTATCTTCCATATGCGTTTTCATTTCAGAGTGCGCGTTAGGGTCACCATCATGCTTTGCTAGCTCATCCTTCACGAACGCCTGACTGGCCAATACAACAGCCGGATCGACAATAAGTGATACCGAATCAGCATTACTAAACGTCACAGGAGCCTTAATTACATGCTCCATCTTTGTTGGTTCTTCCGGCGCTGGCTTCCACATGACCGGATGTGTACCAATCGCTAGCAGCACATCACCCGCGTACAAGGCAACCTCTCGGATATACCAGCCACCTGCGTTAATAGGCACATGTGCTTCAAATACAACTTGTTTACCCGCATCAGTATCGCCTTGTTCATTAATGGTGATGGACTGCAATGCGCCCCGCCATACCTCATTAATGAGCGAAGGCGAGCTTGTTGTGTGCTCAGGTACTGAACCATGACCATCACCCAAGGCCATATGAGTTGCCTGTAATTTAGTGCCGCTTTCTTCAGCTTCAACCAATGCGGCAAGCCCGGCTTTTGTAAGAAATAATGACATAATGTTTTATCCAAGACTTGTTGTTGTGATTGTATGCAGGCCACAGCCTGAAGAAATAGTTATATCCAAGACAGCGTCTTTCGGCTTTTCTGGCTCCAAGGTAACAACCGAGCCAAGAAGCAATGTACCTGAAGCGTTCACCGTGCCTTGTGTCACTGTATGCGTTTGCAATGCCGAAAGCTTTGAACGAGCAGGCTTTGTCTCCTGAACTGCCCAAGTAACCAGCGCGTAATCGTTAGCTTCTAGTCCACGCTCTGGTACTGGAATTTGCGTTTTAAACTCTGCCCACTTAGCGGCGTCGTCCTTCCGGCAGTTATAGAAGGTGCATCCATTATACCCGTAGTGCTTCAATATCTGCGGCATGCCTTCGGCCTTACCGCCTTGCCGATGCCAAGCATACGCTTTCACTACCCGCTTTCTATACTGGTCAGTTGATTCCAACGGATGCCGGGATATCCCACGAGTAGCGCCGTGTGTTGGAAGATTCTGTTCCTCACAAGTCAGCGGGTTGAGCTGATCCCGAAGCCAGAAAATATCTTCACGGATATCGTCAAAAACCAGTGCAACACCTTTCGCGATGACTGAAATAGGACCCGGTGAATGGATAAGCGCCCACCCAAGCACATCCTTAAAGTATTTCCAGAAGATACTTTTCAAGCTGCTAGCTTTCCGACGCGGCTGTTGCCGTTAGGGTTATGCTGGATAATACAGCAAGTCCGTCTTGCATAACGGGAAAGTCTGCCGCCCCACTCCAAGTAATTTGTTTAATGCCCGGCACCGCCATAATGGCAGCAACTAATCTATCTTTCGTCAGGTCTTCCCCGATTTGTAACGGCGTAATTCCAACGACAGCGGTCGGGTCAGTAAACAATGCCCGGACACGTTCTTCTGCCTTGAGCTTAATTTCTTCTAATTGGGTATCAGGGTAGCACTGAAGCGTAGCGCTAAGTGCCACGGCTACGGATTGTGGTGCGCGCACTTCCCAGTCATCATTTACAGGATAGTTTTCATTAATGGCTTGGCGTACAGCTTCAAGCAGCTCATTTGTGGGAATTCCGGCTGTACCTTTTATGATAACGTCCACGGTACCTTGCCCACGTGGGTGTTGATCAAGCACGCGGCAGGCAACTACCCCCGTTACAGGCATTACCCAACTTTCATAGGCGTGCTTTGTAACGCCGTTGTTACCAAGCCATGCAAGAGGAATACGCGGTGTAAGCTTATGATCGGCTTCGGTGTCCGCGCCTTCCTGCGTAAGCCAATCCGCCTTAACTGTGATTTTCGTGATGCCGGAAACAGGCGTCACAAGCTCAAGGTACTGTCCTGCTGTCAGGTTGCTTGCGCTGCCGTACTCTTCGGCTTCGACCGGAACCATCACGTTGCTTACACCGTCCGGAAGAACCATGTCTTTTGTGGTCACATAGCGGTACACTTGCCCTTTGCCGTCCGGCTTTGTCCGCAATATACGGCCTTTTGGAATAACGGTATTGCCCTGATCACCTTCCCGGCCAAACTCAATATTACCTCTAGCTTTAGTGGCCTGTTTACGTGGTTGCTCCACCTGATCCGCATGAAGGTCTAGCCACTCCGCATCAGCATGCTTTGCAAAACCTTGCCGAAATGTTGCTTCCAATAACTGGTAAAGCTGATAGATGCCCCATGCGAACAATTCAATAAGGCCACGCACCACGCCTTTATTCAGGTTAAGTCTTCGTGGCAGCCACCCCTTGGCCTGATACTCGTCCTGCACTTCCTCAATGCGGGCAAAGAGCATCTGGCGGCAGTCATCAAGCGATTTTGAAAGACGTGGTATTGGCATTTGGTTTTGCATCGGCAAGTACCTGCTTCATTTTTCCGGTTTCGTTGACAGTAAACGTAAGGTTGTATTCATGGTCTTGATCGATAAAACACCATACGGCCTCAGCAGTAATGCCTGCTTCGTCCCAAGCCACCACGCTGCACCGCTCGGAACCGACCACCACACGCGGGTCTGTACGAATGGTGCGCTGCACTTCCAATGCAAACGCTAACCTGCTAGAAGAACTTGACTCTTCTTTTATCCAGTCCGGCACAAGAGAGCCGAACTCTTTGTGATAAAACAGGGTGCCAAGGTATGTGCGTAACGCAAGCCAGATATCCTGAATGCCAGTTTCAACGCCATTGGTCAGAACCAGCGTTCCATCTGCTGCCACCTTGGCCTGCAAGGTATCGTCTAAAGCTATGTCTTGGGCGAAAATACTCGACACAAAAAACTCCATAAAAATCATTATGAGCAAAATAAACAGGGCATTCCAAAAAGACATCTTGGCAACCTGCTGCAACTTTTCAAGGATTGCTGTGGCAGAGCACGTGTATCGTCCTATATACGATGAACACTTCGCTTCCCAAAAACAAACTATCGATCAGGTGGTAACTGAACTCTGCGAAGATAAACTTTTTTTTAACCTTAATGACCTTGAGCAACGTGGTCTGATCGAATTTATAGATTTTGATAAGAATCAGATCGCTACACTCGGTTATTCTTGCCCATTACCTAAAATTCAAATCACCTCTAAAGGTCTCGACCACCTTCAAGCTGAACAGCCTATTAACAAAATTAAAAATCTATTTTTTCCACCGAGAAGGTTTGCAGACGTCCTGTGGGGCGTCATCATAGGGGCTTTGGGTACCTTGTTAGGGCAATACCTTATTAACTATTTCAAACTAGCCCCTAAATAATCGCTATATAGATCCACCACTCCGACTCCCAGCGTGGCAGTTGCCACTAATATCTGTGTCGCCTGCTACGCTGAGGGAAGAACACTGCACGTGCCCTAAAACTGTTAGGCTGCCTTCTTGTTCAGTGTGAGCTTTGACGGTAGTAGTGCCTACCCCGCCGCCTGCGCCTGTTGCCTGCACGTTACCCTCTTGGACAATCTTCGGTGCTTTGATTGTCCATGTGCCGCCTATGGTTTCATCCTTATCGCCGCCAATCTCTGTTCTGGAGCTGGCGGGTGTTACCTCAATCAAATTATTTTCAGCATCTATTTTAATATATGTTGTTGGGTCTGCCTGAATGACAAACTCGCCTACGCCACAGTTGGGAGCGCCGTTACCTTGCCAGCGGAAATTGCTGATGCGAGGGTAGTTAGGGTCTCCGTCGTAGTAACTCAGGTCACACAGTGTTCCCACCATTGGCGGGCAAACAACGCCTCTATCTTTTCCACCCCACAAAATAGGAATTTCAACCTTTGCAACGATCGGCTCAGTTGTGTCTTCTGACTCATCATTCTTTAGCGGCTGCACGTCAGCCCAATAACGCCCGTCGCTAGCGTAAGTTTGTACGACTTTCGCTTTGCGTGTCATGCGGTAGTAGGCTCTTAGATTAGGCATTGTTAATTCGACAACGCGTTTAATAAGCTGTAGTAGTTGGTTGTTTTTCATAATTACATTTCTGTTTTACACCTTAGGAGAATACATGCTTCTTAATAAAAAACTGATAAACATTAATACGCCAATGAAATTTGGTACCACCACAGGCGTGGCTCAAGGCAACTGCGAACTTATTTTTGAAGCCACCGCGATAGATAAATCTAGTTATGAACAGTTAACAATTAATGATTGTTATGACTTCGATCATCACGGCTCTATTCTGCAAGCGACTATTCAGACAAAAAATAGCGAAGATCTTAGTATTAAGTTTCGTTGTAGCTCAAAACCGTCCTAGCCTTGTTCGGCTTAACGCTGTGCGTTACCCGTAACGCTCTGAAGGTTCCTGCAATCCCTTTGCAGGAATCTTTTAGTGTAAATCGCATTCCCGCCCGCATAGTCGGCAGCAGGAAGGTCTCAACCTCGCTACGCCCGCTTACCGTCTGTGACGGGGTATGCCGAATAAGCCCCGCGCCTGTTGCGATAACTGGCGTCGTATCCTGCCAATGGTCGCATGGGGCAAAATTGACAAGTTTTGCTTCATCCACCCATAAGGCGTGATCTGCCATTTTCCGGCCATGCCCCTGCTGCAAGGTATTTGAAAGCTGCTGCATGGCCTGCCAGAGCGGAACAGTTGCCAACGTCATACGCGGAATAATCTCCTGAGGCACATCCACAACGCCCACTGTCAGACCGCTTGCTTCCAAAATACGTTTGGCAATGGCTGATGCGGGCTCGTCCACCCACATTTCGCGAATAGTCTTTTGCACTAACGGCAGCTCAACGCCTGCTGCATAGATTATGAGCTGATCGCGCTTGTTGCCTTGGCCTTGCTTCCAACCGTCAACAGCGCCCGCCCATTTATGCGGCTTTTGATTACGATAACCCACCTCAATAGAAACTTCCTGAAACTGAGACAAACTAGACAAAGTATTTTCCGCTGCACCAAAAACATGGTTGGGCACATGAATTTCCGCACGGCTCAATACGGTATGGCGGTCATAGGTAATGATGCAACGCGGCGCACGATTGAAAAGGTAGCTTCCAATCTGGATTGATAGCTCTATGCCGTAAATCCTAGACATCAGCGGCCACCTAAGATGTGATCAGACAACCCCGGATCAGCGCTTGATGTTGCCTCCGGTGCGGTGCCAGACGCAGAACGCTTTTCAGCAAGTTGAATAGGCGGGTTGTGTTCTACGAACCGCAGGCTCACAGTAATAGAATCTGACTGATCATTTTCAGAGCTGTTAAGGCCATCAAAGACAACCTCGTCAATGTTCCTTGCCGCAAGATGCGCATTTACTGTGCGATACACCATAGGATTACCGCCGGAATCATGCCCCTGATAAAGGCGAGTGAGAGAGGCTAGTTTATCGTAACAGCTAGACTTTTCGTCTGTCAGAAGTTCCAGCGTAACGGACACAGCCGCGTCTTCCCAACCCATCGGCACCTTAGCTTTACCGGAGCGCCCGTCTTGCTCTGCCTCATCAAACCTAACTTTCCCATCTACGGAAAGACGAGAGAGAACGCCCGGAACAAGTGTATTTCCTAACCGTAGCTCCCCGTGCTCAAATGAAATGTAACCGTCCATTAACAAGCTCCCTGTGGCGTCTGACCGTCAAACTCCGCCACGAGCTGCTGAAGAGCAGATACAAAGTCCTGCGCGTTGCTCACGTCAGGCAAAGTCACAGTAAGATTTTGAATAACAACGTTCCCTGACGCCCGCTCGGACTTACGCTCACTATTCTCAGCCCTTATGTTGGCGCGGGGCTCCCCTTGTGGCTCTAGAGGTGGTGCTAAAAGCTCAACTTTCTCCCCTAGCTCAACTTGTTTTGGTGGACTTGGAAATTCTGGAACAATGTTCGGCTGTGGCTCGGGAATGGCAATGCCCGACAATGCTTTTGCTGCCGTTGCGTGAAGGCCGGGGGCGGCCTTACCTACCCCTTCGCCAATAGTATCCATAACTTTCTGCCCGTTAAGGGTAAGAGCTGAAAGCGGACCTTCTTTAGCGTCTGAAAACGGCAGCAGGTTACGGACACGTGCCAGTCCAGCTTTTACGGCCTCGAAAGGCGCTGTCGCCATGGACTTGATCCCGTCCACTAAACTGCCAAAAATCCTTTTGCCAGCCTCAAACAATGAAATGTCACCCCGCAGGAAATCAAAGATGTGCCCTACTGAAGAAACGAGCACTCGGAGGGGCGTAAACATAAGCTTCAGGCCATCAATAAAGCTTGTAAGCAGCTTCCGACCAGAATCTGAAAGGTCAATATTGAATAGTCCTAAGACAGCTTCAACAACGCCCGCTATACCATCCATATGGAATGCCCCGGCAATACGGTTCCATGCGTATTCCACCTCGTCAGCAAAAGCCGCCACTGGTTCCCATAACGAAGCAAAGAAATCTTTAATTTCTCCCCAATAGGACATAATGACTATTGCGCCAGCGATCACGGCGGCCGCAGCAAGCGCTATCGGGTTAGCAAGAATCGCTAAGTTCATAGCGCTCACTGCCGCAGTGGCTGCCCAAGAAACAGCAGAAAACAACGTAACCGCAAGCGTAACAGCTGCAACCCCACCAATAAGCGCAAGAATTGCCTTACCTATAGGGTGTGAGGCCATTGCATTCAGCCATCCGACAACCACTGTCACGGCATCAACTAAAATCTTAAGCGCTGGCGTGAATACACTACCAACTGAAATAGAAAGCCCCTCCACGCCGGAGTCCAAAATAGTAAGGGAGCCCTTCAGGTTATCAAGCTGCTTTGCCGCCATAGCTGAGGCTGTGCCTGTGCTGTTATTCAAGGTGTCATGGTACTCCCGTAATGAGTCTACCCCCTGCCCCAACAGCGCGGTTACAGAGCCAACGGCCTCTTCACCAAAAATTGTTTTAAGAATCTCGGCTTGCTCTGCTGTCCCTTTGCCCTGCATTGCGCCTTCAAGGCTGCCCATAATGTCTAAAAATGGGAGCATATTTCCCTGAGCATCACGGGTAGCAATGCCTAGACTTTCTAATTGTTTTGCTGCGCCACCAGTAGGAGCTGAAAGGCGGTTAAACATAATTTTAGTGGCGGTACCTGCAACAGCGGCGTTAATGTTGGCGTCGGCAAGCTTGCCCGTAATGGCTGCAAGCAACGCAAAATCGCCGCCTACGCCTGCTACAACAGCACCCGCATTCTGCAAGGCCATGCCCAACCCATCTACGTCAGTCGCACTGGTGGTTGAAGCAGCCGCAATAATATCTGCAACTTCTGCTGCTTGTGAGGCTTTCATATGAAAAGAGTTAAGCGCACCAGACGTAACGCCAGCTGCGTTAGCAAGACTGGTCTGCGCTGCCGCCGCCAGATCAAGCAAACCCGGCATAGAGCCTACAACCTGATTTGCTGTAAAACCTTTCTTTGCAAGTTCCGTCTGCGCCCCGGCTACCTGTGCGGCACTAAAGGCGGTGCTTGCGCCAAGGTCTAAGGCGGATTGCTTCATCACATTCATATCAGCAGCGCTTGCGTTACTGATTGCACCAAGACCGGACAACGCGGCCTCAAATTCCATTGCAACGCCTACAGCGGGCGCAAAGGCTCCAAGTACAATCCCCGCTGCCATCGCTAGCGGGAGTAACTTTTTAGTAAGGCCGCCCATCATGTTTGATAGGCGGCCTCCTTCAGCGTCTGTAGAGCGAAATGACTGGCGAATCCTGTTCAGAGGACCCGAAAGGTTGTCGAGCAAACTAAATGTTGCAAAAACTTCGAAGACTTCCATAGAGGTACTTGCCTCCAAAAAAGGATTAATGTTGTATGTTAGGTTTCAGCTGACGCTTTAAGAACTTTGGAGAAAACCGCCGCTTGCTGCTGCATGAAACGTTCTTCCATCACCATCGCTCTGGCGACTTCCTCTCCGAAGTCGTCCATATCTTCGGAAGGCTCAATGCGGAGCCAGTAGCGGACTAAATCGGCATAAACCAGAACAGCGTTGTTTTTCACCGCCGTTCTGGTTTTTTCTAGTTTCCCGGCTCAACCACTCCTGAACCGCATTTTTTGAAGACAGTATCCACGAAGCTCAGCGCAAGCACTGGTTCGTTTTTAATGATGTCTTTCATCTGCTCAACATCATCCGGGTGCGCAATTTGCGTAATTACCTTACACATTACATCAAACTGTTTTGCCTTGGAGGTCTTGGCAATGGTCGTCAGTTCTTTTCTGCCCGGACGACGAAACCGCAAGGTGTATTTACGTTCGTTTCCATCAAAATCTTCATAATCAGCAGTGAAGGGAGAATATTTTACGTCTTTTTTTACTTCTGTAGCTTCTGGCATGAGTCGATTCCTTACTTAGTTTCGTAATCCGGCTTGCCATCACGTTCGATCATAAGTGCCGTGCCGGAGAGTTTTACGGTTGCTTCTTCATCACCCTGCTTTGCGGATTCATCCAGCTCATCAACCATGATCTGCTTGATTACCACTTCGTGCTTTGTCGCGCCTTCCGGCTCAAAGGTTAAAGCAACATCAAACGGGGTGCTGTAGATTCCTTTTGTCAGAGATTTTGCCAAATCCTGATATTCACTCACAAGCAAAGTCATGCTTGTGGTTGCCTCATAGTTGCCACGAGTAGCGCCGATGCTGGTTACTCCTTTACCGTACACCCGCTTTTTCTTTTGGCTGGACTTCCAGTTGATATCCGTGATCCCGATGAACACACCGTGAGGACCTGTAACGGTGACGCTTTCCCAGTCGTGTGTTTTCCCATTAATTGTAACAGCCGATTCTTCCATATATCACCTACCCTTGTAAGCGTGGGTCAAACTTGCTACCCGCATAAATATATGAGGAGTACAAGTTGATAGTGTCGATAATTGGGATGCCAATGAGCTTGGTTTCAACAGCGACACCGTTGTTTACGAAATCCTGACCAGGCGGAATTTCTATGGCGTAGCCAGCAAGCTCTTTCGGTTTGGCCTTAACCATTGTATCCAGCGCGTTTTCAAGATTTGATCGCAGATACGCAAGGCCGCTTGCATCGGCACCCTGCACTGGGTCACCAAGCTCGTCCTTCAGAGCTTTAAGTGCCTGCAGGCGCATCAGGCGAATTGCCTTGAATGTGGTGCGGATAACTTCCAGTCGCTGATAGTCGCTTGTAGTATCCGCCATAGTGCGGGCAGTACCCCAGTAGGTTCCACGAAGGCCAGCATAGCGGGTCAGGGTAATATACCCGGCGTCTTCCAAGACAAGCTGCATGGAATCTGTATATTCATCTGGAACAGTAATTCCTGTAATGGCCTGATCACGCACACGCCCGATATCGCGCTGTACTGGAATACTCAAAATACGGCCTGTAAGAAGGCCGCCTGCGTTACGTACTTTACGTTGGCCTGTTCGATCGGCAATTTCCCCATAAGCACAACACACGCTCACAAAACGATGAGCAAAGGTTGCTCGCTCTTCTTTGAGTGCCGTTACCCAGTCGTTTAAGTCTTCCCCTGCTGCGGGCAGGCGGGACTCACAAACAAAATACGTCGGACGGTGCTTATTCCACAGGTCATCGGCCAGAGCGCCAAGGGATGCCCACGCCACAGAGTCAGAGCCACCAACGACATACACAAACTCAGGGTCTACAACCTCAAGCGGCTTCTTAAGAGCTGCGATAACGGCTGGCACGGTCGGAACTGGTGCAAGCAAGTTGCAGGAATAAGTAGTGCCTGCTTTAAATTCTTCGTCCCCTGAGCTTGGGCAAACAATGGTCACACCTGTATCTGCCGCAACGATGCGACCATCAACAGGGATAGTGCGATAGCCGCTAAAGTTATCGCCACCGTCAACGCTAAGTTGATACTGGCCAACATTACGACCGCCGGATTTAACGACTTGCAGCACGAGCTGCGCTCCTACGACAACGGTACCCTCAACCGTAACTTTTGCGCCGCTGCCAACTTGCTCAACCGTTCCAATGGCACCACGAACAGTGTAGGTATACGTATCGCCCGCAACGAGATCACCCCCTTCAAACACCAGTGTTGTGCCTGAACCTCCGATCGTCACTTGCCCGTTAGCTGCGACCGCAGATGCAGAACTAAAGATAGCTCCGTTATCTGTACTAATCTTTGCTGTAGCTGTTCCCAGCGCACCACCGTTAACGATCTCGACCACAACGTCAGCATTGGCGGCTGGAATGCCGGAAACAGAAGCACTAACGCCTGTACCAATATGCTTTACCTGAGTGATCGTACCGGAAGGATTACCCGCAACAGGCACGGCAAGCACCGTAGCGTCCTGCCCTGCCGCAGCAAAAATATCTTGCAAGCGGTCAACAAGGGGACCTGTACCAAGCAATTTTGCAAGGTCGCTGCGCTTCCCAAGGTAATAAGTTTTTCCCACTTCTCCCTTGCTACACACACCAACAACAAGTGCTTTGCCTGAAACATCACCCGGGGCAATGCCACTGACACCGTCAATAATGTGTTCAAATACGTCTTTACGTCCCATTATTGACCTCCAAGGCCGAGCGCTCTGTTCTGAAAGCGTGCGTAGGCTGCGCTAAACTCGGCCTCTGTAACGGCCTTGTCTTCTGTCCAGCCTTCAGAACGTACCAAGCCCGCAAGCTCCCATGCTTCCAGTTTTTGGGTTGCGGCAAGCTCGTGTACTGCAACCTGTGGCGCGTTCTCTGTTTTTTTCTTAACCACGATTGTTCTCCTGTCTGCTTACATTTGGTGCCACATCCTTCATCCAAGGGTGTGCTACCTCTTTGGTAAGGAGGCTTGTAAAAGTTATGTGGTATGCCTTTGACCAAGTTTTCAAAACTTCCACCATTTCGGAACTAAACCCGCCCCATTCAGCCTGATCCACCTTGCAGGTGACGACGTTGCCTTGCTGATCAGGGCAGGCTTTAGGAAGGGCTAATAGAAATTGCTTACCCATTTCATCCAGTGAATCCTTATCATCGGTCATGATAGAAACCGTTGCGGCCTGCTCCGCACGATAGATAGCGGCCTTAACCTTTCGATTTTTCTCATCACCGCTTACAGCTATCTTCTTGCCTATGCGGGTATGCTTTTCTTTTAACCAGGTAACATCGATACGAGGTAAAGGGAGCGCCAAGTCGGAAGGGTCTTCCGGGTTAATAAGAACCGTTGAAAGTCCCGCTACAGAGGCGGCTTGCTCTATCTGTGACTGGTAGAAATTTCTCATTTTGATTGTCCCACAGCGGTCAGCATGTATTCTTTAATCAAGTGCGCTGCCTCTTCTTTGTCCTCGTCGCTGATCCCTAAAAACTCGCGCTTTGGCATTGTCACCTTGTCCACCTGTACAAACTGGCCGTTAGGTAGCTTGAGCTTAAGCTTTCCCTTTTTGCCTTTGATTTCCCCGCCTAACTGGTGAATTGCGGCATACACTTTATTTGAGCCGACACTGATGCCCTTTGAACTTGCCACGTAGCCTATGGAGTTCTTCAGCTCACTCGTTTTAGTGAGTGTTACACCGCCCATCTCTTTGGCGCGCATGGAAGGCTCCCAACTCGAACCGTCCGGTGCCTGCTGATCTTCAAAACGCTGCTGCGTATTGCTGACCAGCATTTCGCCTATATCCATTGCAAGCTGCCTTTGCTGCTGCTCTCCAGTTATTCCTCTGTCGGCCCAGTCCAGCACCTTGCCCATGTCCATTTTGAAAGAGGCACCAGCCATACTTACCAACCCGTAAAATCAAAACGGCTTTTACGGCTTACAACCGCCATTCCAGTGGAACTTTCCACCACGGCCTCACTAGGCTGTGACAACTTCAATTTTCCTGATCGAATTGCTGCCAAGTCTATCCGTGCCTGCTTGTAGAGGTCTTGCAACACAAGAAGCTTGTTGTCGTTTCCGCCCTCTTTTTTGACTGCGGTGATACCGCCAACAGCCTCATACGCCGCCATGACAACCGCCATCTGCTTAATAGTTTCTGGCACTTCTTGGAGCGGTAGCTCATGGTGCTGACGTAGCCCGTCATCAATTACACGGCTCACGCTTTCAATCTTTCGTCCAACGATTCCCGGCGTAACTTTGTCTGCCGCATCAAGGTAGCCCTTCGGGATAACGTCGTATAAGTCCACTAATTCGCAGTATGACATCACGGTTACTCGCGTTTTGAACTAGTTTTAAACTAGTGTTTATACACTGCCGCGCCCAACGCTTCGGCAGGCGTAGTTTTGCCTGCCGAAAAGCGATATGGGCTTTACTTCAGAACTGTTGCTTTACAGGTAGCTTCAGGAGCGACGGCAGGAAGGGGTTTAGATTCGCCGATAAGAGTGTATTTGCTTGGGTCTGCCACCTTGTGTGGCTTAATGAACATCGGCATGGCTTGAAGGTTGGCGTCCAAATCATCAATCGGACCATAGAACAACGCGGTATTACCTGTTGCCACCATACGGATTTCTTTTGGTGGAAGCTTAGGCTTTACGGTCTTGTTCTCTGGGTCTGGATAAGTTTCCGCCATCTTCTTGATTTTGTGCCCACCGATATTAATAGTCCCGTCATCCATAATCCTGACCGGAATCTTCGGCTTGTCAGTGGCGTCAATGAGAACGAGTAATGTTGCATAGGCAATTGAGCCAGCGAAGGTAACCTTTTCACCACCGTGGCCAGCGTCATCAAGCTTAGTGCTTATGGCTTCGAGCGTTTTATAAACGCCCATTAAGCTTGCGTTGGCATCATCCCACTTATCAACAGTGGCAACCGAATGCTCCAGCACATCCCCGTATGTCACTGTATACGTCGCGTAGCTATTGTTGGATTCAAGAAGCGGGTAGCTGATTTTGCCGTTAAATACAGCTTGGGAGCAAAGGACAGCGGCTGTAAGCCTTGCGGTCTGTCGTAATGCAAGCTGCTTACGGTTTGCCCACTGTTCCAATGTGGTAGAAGTAGCCATTTTCAGGTTGTTTAGAGTAACCGCGTCAATATCGTCATGAATACGTACCGGGAGCGGCTCAACGTAGGTGTTCATCGTATTGTCAGCACGCAACGGAATAGAGGCCGCGCCGCGATGCACAACAGGAACCGCACCTACTATCTGCTTAATATCTGACACCGGGATAACCGGAGATTCGACAGTTTGACGAACTGCCGGAGGAAAAAGCGTATCCATGACCACGTCTTTGATGACAGGCGCGTTCTGGAATCGCTTGGCGATCTTCGCCGCTGTGAAATATGGTTTCAAATCAAACATGATGCCTCGCTTTACATTGCGTAGATGTGACGCTCTTCGAGTTTTTCAAAGACCGCATCATCAGGTTTTGCGCCGCCTGTGACAGTTACCAAATCTCGGCGAACACCACCGAAAACGCATAGTGTCACGCTGGGATCTTCCGCGGCGGCGTCCTTAGTTGACACCCCCTTCACCACGGTCAAAGTGCCCGCAGGGTCAAAACCTACGGCTTCGCCCGTATCCATTGCGGCAACACAGCCATGGGGAATTTCAACCCCTGCTTTTTTCGGATACGTGCGCACAATATGCGGACCACTACCAGTAATTACAGTTTCTACAGTGTACGAATGCTGTACTGATGCATTATGGTCTCCCATAACAGCCTCCTAAAACTTTCCGGCAAGACCACTTAGGTCTACGGTTTCGCCACCCTGTTGTGGGTTTGTGTCTGCTGCAGAGAACTCAAACAAGCCGTGCTCTTTGCGGCCTTCAATCCATGACCAGAAATGATCAGCCAACGGCTTTTTACCTTCGCCTGCGCTAAAACTGATTTCCTCACCGCCTTCCAAAGCCTTGGCGAACTCAGCTACCTGCTCTTTTTCTGCGGGCAGCACTTTGCCTTCGGTGATCAACTTTTCAACTTTGGCGGTACGGGATGCAGTAGCCTGTTCTTCAGCAGTCTTTGCAAGCTTCCCTTCTGCCTCCTCACGAGCTTTACTTTCCTTTTCCCGTGCGGATTCAGCCGCCGTTTTTGCGTCCTGTTCCGTTTTGAGCTTTGCTTTCAGGTCAGCAATTTCTTTATCTTTTACGTCCATAGTTGCCTGTTCCTCAGTTTGAAAATTTGCAAACATGAGCGCCCCGTCTTCACCTTCTGAAAGCTGAATGCCACCAAGGCCATCTATTGCCGGGGGCGCTGCCCCAAGCAGGCCGACGTGCTTAAGCTTCCAAGGCTCTCCCTCTTTAGGAGGAAAAACAGAAATGCTCTTACTCAAGTAACGACCACTATCTACTTCTTTTCGCAGGTCGTCCGGAATCTGTGCGTATTGTGCAAATAAAATTTCACCGTCCCTTTTGAGTGCTACGACGTGCCCAAAAGCGGGGTCTTCCACTTTGGGATGCCCCTTAACGATCGGCGGTGTGTACTTGTCCGGGGCAAAAGAATTCACCAGCTCATCAAGCTTTGATTCGGTGATAGTTACCTGCTTGCCTGACATAGCGGTAAACGTGCCTGTACGTGCAATTTTGTCCCATGTTTTCATGGTATTCTCCTTGTAAAATGGAGCGTTGACTTGTGTGTATGGAGGGGGTATCTTTAATGTAGATAAAAAAAGACGGTGTACCCTGAACCTCGCTCGGACGGGGGTAACAAGAAGGGTGCTGTCTGGCTCTGAGGTCCGGGCTATCAGGGCATGAAGACAAGCGCGTTAGCACTAGCTGCAAACGCGCTTTTTTTATGGATTAAGGTTCACGGTACAACAAAACACCTTGGCGCTGTTTTTCCAAATACTTGAGCATGCCTTTTTCGTTACCAAGCTTAGGCGTAAAGGTAGTAGCTCCCACCCACTTGCGACCATTGACCAAGTTAAACACACCAAAGCCGCCTATCCTGCCATTTTCGCCAGTGAACACCCGAAGCGTCCGCAGTACATGTACGGGCTTCCCTGTCAACTCAGACGGCACCTGCCAAACTTCAAATGGATTCTTGATGGTTCTGGCCAAAAGCCTAAGGTGTTGTTCTCGACCTGATTTTTTAACCTTCCAAAGCCCAGTTTTCTTATCGATAAACAAGCTCTTGCTGATAACTACCGGGTGCCCTGAAGGTAATGTGTGCAAGGTAGAAGCTTTTACACTGGGCAGTCCAAATTCACTAAGAAAAGCCTTTACATACTGTTCAGATGAAAGCCCCTCGGGAAGCAGATCAGCGGCAGTTACGGGTAGGATATGCCGCTCCTCAAGCTCCGCCAGCGGAGGCGTACAGCCTGCGCCCTTTTGATGCCCGGCAAACGCTATGGAAGCCCGGCAAACTGCACCATGTGTTTTAGAGACAAGCTGCGTCTCATCGGGCAACTCAGACGGCGTAAGCCCCGAATGCCAATTTTTGCCAACATTCGCCGCAAAACCTGCATCCGGTTTTGGGCGTACTGGCGGCAACGGCTCTCCTGTTGCAGGGTGTTTTGCATGAACAATACCCGGCATATCCTTTTCTGCCTTCAACCCGCGCTTGCGCATCTGAAAATCAGAAAGGCTTTGCACAGAGCAGCGGCAGCCAAACCCGTTAGGCGGGAAAAAAGAATCCCAAAATTCATGATCGTGCGGATACACCTTTCCGTGTAATGCCAGATGATCAAGACGGGTCTGCTGGTCACCCACCGCAACATATCGCCAGTACGGGCGGCTTTTCGTTGTCCGCTTCATCTGTGTATAACGGCCTGCCATGTAGGCACTCTGAATATTGGTGCGATAAATATTCGCTAATTGCCACGGGCGAAGCTCGGCATTTTTAGCTATCTCAACAATACGCTTTTTGAAATCTTCGAAAGTTTCGCCGTCCTTTATGGCTCTACCTATTGCGTCCTGCATTGCGGCAACCTGATCCACTCGGGCAAGACTGCTGACAGCAAAAGCGCGAGACCGAGCTGACTCATTCAACGCCTTATATTCGCTGGCAGAAACCGGAACCTTATCTTTCCAGTACGCAATAGCTACTTCCGGCGGCAGCGCTACAGGCTTAATCATTTGTTTCACCTGCTGCGTACTGACCGAACATTGCTACGCCGCTTAAGACATTTGTCATAAACTCGGTTTGTTCATCTTCTGTCATGCCCTGCGGAGCGTACTCCTCCAACAAGAGCTGCATATCTTCCCAAGACTCAGCCTTTTCAACGGCCTGCTGTACAGCCGCCATAAATTTCTCATTTTGGCTGACGGCTTCGGGCAAAACTTCCTCTAAAAATGCGTCAATCTGTTGTTGATAGGCGTCTGGTTCTGCTGGCTGATCCGCGTCAGGCTTTGCGGCGAAACTCTCACTACCCGAATGTTTCTTTGGTTCGTCCTTCGACTCCTCGCCCTCCAGCTCAAACTCATCCTCGGCAAGAGAATATGTCTGAACGAAATGAGGCTTCTTAAATTTTACCCCGACGCCTTTTAACCCCTTATCAAGTTCAATCTGTGCCTTGTAATCTTTCGGCTCTACGTAGCCAAACACAGGGCTAAAGGTTGAGCGGCTTCTTCGGCCTTCGGTTTGAGGCATGTTCACCTTGGTATATGTCCAAGCAATATTGTTCATTGCCGTAACAACAAGCTGCATATCCGCCGCGCCGTACCCTTCCAGCACGTTATAATGGGTCTGCGCCGCCGCGTTGGAATGCCCGCTGCCCATATCGCTGGTGAGTGTCTGGCCTTTGATTACCTTATTAATGGCCTTATCCCAGTACTGAACATAACTGCTATGGGCTTCCCCTTTGCCGGAGAACTGTAACGCCTCCACTTTTGCGCCACCCGGAACTACTGCCACGGCGTCCTGCACCATCGAGGCTAAGTCCGCCGCCATGGCGTTCATCTCGGCACGGGTTGCATTAGCTTTTGCGGTTCCAAGCATCCAAGGCTGCCCAAACTTTTCACAGAATCGAGTCCAGAACTCTATGCCCCCACGCTTAAATGCAACTGGCCAAAGGCACCTAGAAAGCAAGCGCAACCCATATGGGTTCTTATACGTTGGGAAATGCCGAACCAGCACAAACTTATATGGGTGCACAGGCTGTGGGTTAGAAAAATATTCACCACGGAACATGAGCTTGTTTTCGTCATTGAAGACAAACCATTCAACTGGCTTCGGCTCGGCCTGTACTAATTTCAAACGCCCGCCGTCTGGCGCAAAGGTAAGCTCAATGGGAGTCATTCCGTAATATGGAGCGTCTAGAATTCCACTTATAAGCACGTCCATGTCGATATCTTCAAGGTCACGAATAAGTGCGTCGCATAGCCCCTTTGCTTCCGGTTCCGGCTCATCACCGGCAGGAGCACCGGGAACAAACTGATAATGCCGTTTATTCAAAGTCATAAGCTTACGGCCTTGCACGGCCTGAGTAACTTCATCGTCTGCTAATAAGTCATCCAAAACCGCTACACCGTCACCGCGCTTTCGTAGAACTGGGTCAGGATCAGGAAGCTGGCCAAGCGCCATTGCAGGAGAAAAACCACCTGCTGATTGGCGTGAGGCTAATTCTGTTGTGAGCAACTCGCGTTCTTCACTTTGCGAAAACTCTATAAACTCGCCCGTAGATGTATATAGTCCGTTCATAACTGCTAGTACCCACTAATAATTCGTTGACTCATCCCACCGCCCGCGCTTGCACACTGCCACTCTGTATCCACCTCAATGGTGTTGCGGGCGAACAAGGCAAGTGCGATAGAAACAGCACTGTCACAGTGTCGTTGTCCTTCCTTGCCTTGCGTGCTGCTCTCCGGTGGCTTGGGAATTCCCTTCTGTAATTTAATGCCGCGTAAGTCATCCAACACCACAGCGCTCTTCGGGATCAGCAGCGTCCTGTCTTCAAACTGAGCTTTTAGCGGCGGCATTTGTTCCCGGTACCAAGTTTGGGAAAGCATCACCTCAGCGATAAAGTCCGCTCCGTATTCCTGCCGTGCGAACTCCGCCAATGACTGCCCGTTACCACGCGCATCCAGCGCTCCGCCTGAAAACTGCGGGAGTCTATCCACCATATAAAAAAGTATCTGCTCTTGTGTTCTGAATGGCGCGTTACGTAGTTCCACAAGGAACGGAATATATAGTGATAAATCGTCATACTCCGTCATAGGAGCGAGCACGGTTAAGTCACCAGAGCGACCGAAGTCCTCACCAAAGTAATGCTTACAATCCTGCGGTAGCTCCTGCAGAAGCGGTAAAAGAATTTCCTCGCACCAGTCCTCAACTTCCGCATGGGCAATATCCAAAGGCCAATCTACAAAGTCATCCGCTGGCGGCTCCCATGTGATGACGAGAAATTCTGGCGACATACACGACTCAATCAAATTACGTGTAAGCCATGAACCTCCTGACTTAGACGGCACACAAAAGAGTTCTTCATTTGCACCGTCACCATAACGAGTAATCGTTTTCTCTCGCCACGCATCTTCATTCGCCTGCGTCCAAGTGTCGCCTTTCACTCCACAAATTGCTTTGAATAGCCCTGCTTGTAGAGCTTCATCAAAATCAGTACGGTGCAAGGTATAATCAAGCTTACCCGCGCGAATATCTTGTATGTACTGGTTAAATTCAGACTCCTCACCATTATGTGTAGAGATAACAGCTACATCACCGCCCCACATGGTGAGGGCCAGAGCGGCTTTCAAAAGTTCGCCCAAATCCTCTACAAAAGCGGCCTCGTCTATGCGAACACGCCCCTGCTTAGAGCGAAGGTTGGAAGGGTTAGAGGAAAGCCCCTGCACCACAAAACCGGAGGCAAAACGTACCTGGTAGATTGTTACATCCTTGTCCGCGTCTTTGAGAACAATCTCCTCCATCTCGCCCGCGACAAGGTCGTATTTCTTTGCCCAGTCCGCTGTATCCGCAACATACTGTTTCGTCATATCTTTGTTGTAGGACAGATAGTATGTGGACATGCCGCCATCTTCCTTGCTCATTGCGGCAACAAGCGCGCTGTCCGCTGCGTCTGCCCACGAGGCACCGATACGACGAGACTTTTCCCAAAACTTTACCGGGGAGCGATCGTCAATCCACTTCTTTTGATACATGAGCAAAGCCATTAGAGGACCTCTCTAATCTTGGCGGCAAGGTCAGCAGACATGCCCTTATTTGGTGCCTCCTGCTGATCGACATTGTGTGCGGCCTCCATCTCTGTAAGGAGCTTCAACGCCTTCTGGATGTCTGCCACAGACTTAAAGTTTACGTCCTCGGGACTGGCTAACAACACACTCAGTTTGTTTTCAATTGCTTCACGGAGTACCAACACGGCATCTTTTGCTGATGAAATGGTTCGCTTCTCATTATGGGTGGCAATTTCTGCGGCAAGCCCTTCACGCTGAAACTCAGCCTGCTTAATTGCCAAATTCTCAAGGGAGGCCACTGCAAAACCAGTCTGCGGGTCCTTTTTTTTCATCAAGGATTTGATCATCTCCGACCGTGCAAGCACCAGATCAGCGCGAATGTCACATTCAGCCCGCGCGATGCGCTCACGCTTTTCACGCCATCCGTGTTTATCCGCCCAACGCTTCACCGTAGATTCTGCAACGCCCGCCTGATTAGCAACGTCACGGAACGTAAGCCGCGCTACACAGTAAAGTTCCTGCGCTTTCCAAACGGTTTCCGGTGCGTGTTCTCTGCCCTTGCGTTTCATAATTTCACCTATCGTAAAGTTGGACGCTTTACGCCCGGAACAGTTACGCGGCACTTGGCGACATCTTCACCACGGGCAGTTAGGCCAGCCACAAGGCAGCTTTCGCCGGAAAGTTCCACCAAGCCCTGCTCTTTTAGCCAGTACAACTCAGTTCGAACCTTATCCCGACTAGGTGCAAAGCCAAATTCGTTCACGGCATCTGCCAACACGCTTTCATTTGATTTCATGCTTGGGGACTCATCAAGTAAACGGAGGATTGTAATTCTCAAATGTTCAGTTACAAAATCGGCGTAGCTCATTTGGCGGCTCCGTTAAGCAAATATTCTTCCTGACGATCAGTCATTGTTTTCAGAGTCTCAACAGATGCCTGCATTGCTTTAAGCTCACCCTGCAAGTCTTTCATTGTCAGGGCGAGTTCATGCAATTCTGTTTTACTTGGCAGCTCTCTGATAGATGATTCTATGGCTGTCTGGCGGCTCTTCATGGCGGCCACATCTTCCCCCAGCTTCTTGCGGCACTTTTCGCAATCGTCAGTGCTCACAAATCGCTTTGAGAGCGACCAAAGCCCCCATCCAAACAAGCCCTGCACGATACATAGCGCCAACGGGATCAAACGCAAGATAGTGTCCCAGTGCTCCACTACTTCCTCCCTAAAAGGCTAAGCGGGTTAGGCAGTTGCACGCCCTTCTTATCCAGTGCGGAACGGCTGATGAAGTAGTAGCCAAATGTCCACCTGCACAGCTCTGTTAAGAATTTATACTTATCAGCGGGAAGATAAGCTTCTGACACAAACGTCGCGACAAAAACCGCCACGGTTACGCTCAGCAATACCAATGGCCTAACGTTCTTTGAGAGCCACGAATCAGACTGCATATCCGCCTGATGACGTTTGGTTAACTCTTTTTCCAAACCGAGCTCATAACTCTGCCATGCTTTTTCAAAAGCCAGCGCCATTTCTGGATTCTGTTGTAAGGCCGCCAAAGCGGCCTCCTCAGAATCAGTCCCGGTAACGGACTTCGCCATCCCCATAACATCTTTTGTGACTTTCTCTGCGTGGTCACCGCCGATCCATTTGGCAATGGTCGGGGCGATAGCACAGAGACCGGAAATGATAGAAAGCACAACCATGCCTACTGCACCCGTATAATGAGACAGAGAGCCTGCCAAAAGGTGAAGAACCAAACCACGCCAGCAGTGATTAAGGTTGCCGCCTCAGCAGCCCCAAGCCCAAACCATACCACCATGCACCAATAGCATCCCGCCGCAATAAGGCAGGCAACTATTACCGTGCGCCACGGGAAATAGCACCACATGGATTTCAGGTTCTTCAAGACTTCTTTCTTCCCCAGAGCACAAAGAAACACTAACGCTGCCAACGTAACGGCATAAACAGCGACAAACGGATAGCACCACCACGACCACGCAAACTCCACTTTAGCAATCCAGCTAAGAACAACGCACAGCGCGAATGCCACAACAACAATCAGTAATTCAAAATGGTTTGCTCGGAAAAAATCAAGAAAACGAGACATAAGATTCCTCTCTTAAGTAACGGGAAGGAGGCCAGCGCGGACGAGTTGCCGGTTGCACCCACGAGTTATAGTCAGCTGTTGCCGTAATGGGGCATCACCAATGCACGGAACAGAGGCGTGTACCCATGAACCGTACTCATGGATTACCTGCTTAAAAGGTAGGTTGAGACGCACAATAGTCTGCGCCACCTGCAATGGAGGGAGACCCGGCACAATAAGATCACCAGCAAGCCCTTTAATATGGTCGCTGGTTGGGCTACCCCCGATATACTCATTCAGCCACTCAGGGCGATAACCGCTGGTGACAATGATGGGTACACCAAGCTCATCGCGCAAGGGCTGCACAAGTGTGACGCACAGGTGCTGAAGATTCTCCTGAATCTCAGCCCCCGGCTCTACAATGATAGGGCGCCCCATTCGTTCTGCCGTCTGACTGCGACAAAACTCGTCCAAATAGAAATTAGGGGACAATAAAAAACGCTGCATACCGTCCTTCCTTTATTAAAGTGATGGTATGCAGCGTAATGTGTTTTGTATGGTATGTCGGGAAACTAGGCTAATCAGGAAAATGAAATTTTGTAGGGAGATGATATTAAAATACGAGATAGTTACCAATCTACCCTTTCCATTTCCTCTTGGACGCTCTCAGCTGTAATGCGAATTGGCAGCCGCACATGCCGCACAAGCACCCCCTCATCTACAAGCCTACGTACAGTGGCTTCAGAAAGGCTCAAGCAATACGCGGCCTCATCAACGCGCAGGAGCTTCTTTGTCCTGAGCATCTCTTCAGGCAACAACGAAAATTTACCTCGCTCCTGCACCGCCGGAAACTTCATGGGCACCTGAAAGCCGTTTGTACTCTTAGGGGTGCAGCGCTTCTTACAACCAAGACAATGCAGGATAGGCCAACGGTGAAGCCAATATGCGCGGGAGCTATCCTTGCAGCCTAGCTTCGCGTACACCCCGGCATCAATTTCTCCACCATACGGGCGAAATCCATCAATCATCATCTTTGCCATGACTCGGCATAATGTGCTATTCATACCACCTCCAGCACGGCTTGAGCCTGTGCCATAAAGAGCTTATCGCATTTGTTGCATTGTGTTCTGATTACTGAGCAGCGGCTACAAGCAACCTGCTTTATTGCCGCAAAAATTTGTTCATCACGCTGGCGGCTATGTAAGGCGGCTTCTATTCGCTCCTGCTGACGCTCCACATTTCCAGCATACACGCCACGCAACACCATATAAACAGTTGAGCGGTTCAGCGTAGTATCGTGTTGCTTACAAAAGTTGTGAATGGTGCCGAACTGCTCTCTAATCTGCCCTGCCAGCTCTTCAAATTGAGGACTAATCTGCATCTACTCAACATCAATTCCGCGCGCGTTACAGCGATTCACAAGATCCTTTGCAATTGTCTGTAACGCGGCTTGATCGTTGAGCCATATGAGGCTATCCACGCCGAACTGCTTTTTCATTCGGGTATCAATACCGCTCATCTTCCAACCGAGCTTTTTCCATAGCGCGAGAATGTAGCGTTTCTGCTGCACGTGCGGAACATTGTCCGGGATGACATAAAAGTCTTCTTTCGGCTTTGCAGACGATTTATTCTTGCTGGTAAACTCAACACCACGTTCTTCCATATGGCGTAGCAAACGATAACGCTGCCTGAAATCCAACTTTCCCGCGCTGGTCACACCAAACATGTCACTCAGCATATTACGGTACGTTTCATCATCAAGCCCAAGCTGTTTTTTGCCCATATGAATTTTTGCTAATTCTGCTTTTCGGCTCATACGGCCTCCTGATCCGGAAGGTAGCCAGTCAGGCTGATGATAGAAATTTCTTTGTTATTAGCTTTCAAATGACGTTTAAAGGCTGCAAAAGAAGTCCAGTTTGGCTCATAAACATTGATCCTTTTATCTGGATCAATATCCATCTCCTTTTGCATCTTCTTGCTTAATTTTTTAAATGCAGTCCGAATTTTTGTTGGGTAAGCATAACGTTTCAAACATCGGGCGAAGCGCCTGCGCTCCTCACAATCATTAAGCAGCCATGCCCCTTTGAAAAAGCCTTCTACAAACCAAGTTATAACAACTCGATTTCCCAAACGTACTTCTTGAACCGCTAACGTATACCCGTCGCACTTCAAATAAATTGGGGAAAACATACTGAGGGCTTCTTCAGCGCGTTTCCAATCCTGTTCTGACATACTCATACTAGCGTTCCCACATAGCCCGAAATTCTTCGAACAGACAGAATGTCGCAAACAGCAAAAGCGAAGTATATAGAGTTCCAACAGCAAGCTCGAATAAAGAAAGGGGGGACTCGTAACTTCTCAGCATCATAATTGCCGAAAAAGCGACCCATGACCAATATGCAATTTCACAACACTTTTTTAACCCTGACCAAATCATAAATCTTTCCTCTGGCTGCTCATCAGACCGGAACCGCCACATTCCGGTGACTGCCCGTGGTTGCACCCCATTTAGCACTGGGCGGACAGTTTCGCATATTTTACTGGTAGGATATTGCAGGGGCGGAGTTGCTATTTGCCAACTCTAAATCCTGCTTCGCTTTATCCAATGACGCCTGCATAAACTCCATTGCTTCTAACATCTGAGCGTCTGATTGTTTTTTAATGTTAATTTTTGAATGAGCCTTTCCATCTTCGTCAACAACCACGGCAGAAAAGACAAGTGTTGTTCCTTTTTGAGGTAGTTGAGCTAAGGAGACCGCAATAGCTGCAAGAGCGTCTGACATATAAAAAGATTGCGACATGGCCCCTCCTACAACGCTGCAATATCCAGCGGAATTGTCACCATCTTACCGCTTGCATTACGCTCACCCACACGAAAGTAGGCTTTTGTTCCGGTCACACGGATAGAATCAGAAATAGCTTCCATTGCCTTTTTCCAACGCTCATCTGAAATCTGAAGACGGCGCAGGCCGAGGATACGACCGACATTTATCTTGCCTTCTTTGTCCACCTGAAACGCATCATTCACCACCGCACGCAGTTCGCCGGGGCTGCCCTCAGTCCAGTCCTTCAGGCATTCATCAATGAGGGACTTCGCGGCCTGAAGACGCTCATCAAAATCCAAGTGCTCACTGATCTGCCGCTTGATCTGGTAGCGTCCGTCATATGAAATAAGGGATACGTTCCCCTTCTGACCGCCAAGTTTTACGCCATATTGCTCTGCTGAGAGCGACACAAACGCTTCCACATCGTTCATGATCTCGCCTTTAAGAGCGGCAAGTTGCTCCTGCATAGCCTTAACCTTAGCGACCTTTTCCATCACAAGCTCATGACGAGCTAAGTCTATCTGCTTCACCTGCTCAACTGGCACAAGATGCCCTTGCGCGTTTTCCATGTATCCTTCTGGTGTCATAATTTCCCCTATGCTGTTTGCGGCAATTCGCCGTTAAATTGTTGTTCCAGTTCGGCAACCCGCTCTACTTCTGCCAGCGCGTTCTTGTACGCGATGTTTGCTACTTCAAAAGACTTCGGCGGGAGGCTCTGCATATGAACTGCCATCTCAATCAAATTTGTATGCAGTGCTCCAGAAATGGGACCTTTAGGAACTGAAATACAACAACCAACATTTCCTGTACGTCTTGCTGTTTCGCTCATACTCTCTCCCGTAGCTTTTTTGTGCTTACTGTCTTACGAAAGCCGTATCCAAACACATCCACTTCATACGCGTTGCGGCTTGTCTGCCGCATAGCCTTAACCTGTACGTCCTTAAGTTGATATTCCCCGCCGATTTTCACCCACAGCATATACTTTTTATTTACTTTAATTGTGGGCAAATCAGGACGTTTTAGAGCACACAGTTCAAGGCCATCAAACATGTTCTTCCTGCTCTTCAAACCGATTCAGGATAGTTTTGCTCAATTCTGCCACACGCTGTTTTACTTTTGGCTGATGCAGATCACGCTGCATGAATAGACCGAGCAACTCATGCAAACAGGCTTTTTCAACTTCAAATGGGTCTGACAAACCTTTTGGGGGCTGAAAGGCGTGTTGCTGCTGGCGCACTTTTGCAGTTGCCCGGTACAAAATGGTGTTTCCCTGCTTTCCGGCACGCCGCACATATTCCGTCTTTTCAAGCGCGCGCATATAACCAGCAGCGTGATGATAGCCGGCGCCCGATACCCTCGCCAGTTCTTGAATTGAAAATCCGGGCTTAGAGGTTTTAAGAGTTCGCCACATGCGAGTGATCTTTTCCGCTTCTCTTGAAGGTGCAGCCTGTGCATTGTAGCGATACTGCCCACGTGTTACCCGCACCAACTCACCGGAACGAACAAGGGCAGAAGCCTGTGTACGAATGCGGTCTTTATCCGCTTCGCTATCCGCGCCAAGAGCCGCGTAGAGCATCTTGTTTGAAAAAACTTCTTCAGTTTTCCCTAGGTTTCTTGCCGCCTCGCGCAGCAATGGCATTTTACGGTTACTCATTACCGCCTCCAGCTAGCCACTTGTTTTGCAACTTTAGCTACAAGGGCAACGTTCACGTCATGTACTTCATGCGCTCTTGCCGCTTTTTCCAAGTGCCCTACAAAGCTCCAAACGAGGCGGAAATCCCCGTCGGCATACCGCACTATTTGAGCACACGCCTCAGGTGAAATGTTCAACCCTGCTGCCTCATCCGCTAAGAAAGCTACGTCCTCTTCAGCAACAGCACCGAACTCAACAACCTGCTTTACGCGGCTCCAAATACGGCGACGAGTTCCAAGCAAGCCCCGTAACTCTTCCTCACCAATAAGCACAACTGGCACTCCGGTTGTGTCAAAGATATCGCGCAAGTCTTCAATACGATCCACGTGCAGACGGTCAGCCTCATCCACAAATATTGTCTGTGGGGACGCGTCCAACGCCTCAATAATTCTCGTCTTACATGCTGCTGAGTTACGAGGGCGCAAGCCGCAAACCTGATAACAAAGCTCCTGCAGGAACGAATTCTGAGTCCATCCCTGCATCACCCGCAGAAACACCCCTCCTGACATTGCGTGATAGTTGCGGGTTGTTTCTGTTTTACCTCGTCCGGCCTGACCGAAAACAAGCGCAAAGCCCGGCTCACCGTTAAGGTTGTCTTCCAAGAAGCCCACCTTCTGGCGGAATTCAAGCACATTGCGGGTTTCAATAAAAACATCACGTCTCATAACTCATCCTTTAGTTTGCTTGCGCCACGCACGGGCGGTTCTTCTCATAAAGCTTACGGAGCCGCTCGTAACGCGGTGCAGCAACCTGCTTGTACTCTTCGGTGCTCTCGTAATATTCCATCCACTCCCGATCAGCTTCACGCAGGACAATCCCTTCTTTCACTGACAGCATGAACAGGTAATCGTACTTATCCAGTTCGGTAACAATCTCAGGCTTCTCAGCAGGCGGGACATAACTTGGTGCTTGTTCGCGCTTGGCTTGCGCTTTCTTTTTGGCGGACTCAATGCTGAGAACCTTGGCCTGTGAAAGAGGAGCAGCCTCTTGCGCCTTCGGCTCAATTTTCTCATTTTGAGCGACAATCATACGGTTACGTTGATCCGCAAGCGAGTCCGCAAGAACTTGACGGGCAATACTAGAAGCGTCTTTTTCTTGTTGCTTCTTCAAGTCGATTGCCTGTTTCAGCTCCTCTCGGTGCTGATCCGTACCGAGCAGGCTTGCGGCAGGGTGCAACGCATTCTGACGCTGCGCTTTACAAAGAAACTCACCGCCATCCTCGCTGTAGACAAGAATGTATGAGGGGTCTTGCAAATCATACTTAATTTGTACCGGATGGGTTCTGCCATGCAGCATCCCGTCGTAATAGCGCTCGTTAAGGAAGCGGATTCCTTCACGCCTAACTTGCCGAACCGCCTTTGCCATCATCAAATGACGAAGCTTAGTTTCATCAACTCCTGCCCCTTTGCCTTGCATAAAAACTTCTGCGGGAGTCTTGCCATTAAGATGACCGCGCTGTGGACGCGAAATGTAATCGTCTATCCATTTGGCAACTATGTAGTGCGTTTCTTCCAAGGTAAGCGGGCGTCCTCCGGCTGCCTCATATGCCTTACGGTGCAAAGGTTCCCCCCTGTTAAGGCGGGCGGGCTTTGCATCAATTGAGTTACCGACATAAGAAGGCACCCATTGTTCCAGCTCATGCAATGTGCCGAAAAAACGTTCAACTGTTTTGGATTGCCCGTGGTAAGGCCATGCGAAAATTGTGTGAATACCAAGATCTTGGAATAACCCAGCTATTCCGGTCTGGCGAAAGTCTACGCCGTTGAAATATTTAGAGCGAAACGCCTTACCGTTATCAAGATAGGCAATAAGAGGATATTTACCCAGTGTCATAACCGCACGTCTGAACGCTGCCGCAATAGACTGGGTGTTTTCTGTAGGCATGATTTCCCACCCGAGCGGGCAGTTTGATTTCATGTCATACCACATAATGAGTTCCATGCGCTGCGCTTTACCTGTCCACGGGTTAAGTGTCTCAAAGTTGAGGACATGCCCGTCAGCGACCACTATGTCACCTACCTCAATCAAGCTGTAATCGCGTTCAATATAAAAAGCCGCTTTGTCGTTCCACGCCTTTTTACCTTCACGGGTATAAACCCAAGTGCCAAAGTTGGTTTCCTTCCACATTGCAATGAAGCGACGCATAGTACGCTCTGCGGGTATTTCAAGCTGCTGAGCATTCATAGCTGAAGTAGCCATCCGAATAGCAGAGCTAACAGTTGGATGGTTTGGCTGAAGCACCGCGTTAAGAAGGAGTTTTGCATGTGCCTCAGTCATTTTTGCACGCTGCTCATTTCCTGCTCCACGTCTGTCTACGAGAGCCACAACTGTCTTATTTTTACGAAGCCCGACCTTCCAGCGCTCAATTGATTTCCACGAAACTTTAGAACCCAATGCTTCAAGGAGCTGAGGCCACGCACCGCCCTTATACGCTTGTATAAAAGAATCACGCGCCGTTGCCTTTGTTCCGTGTCCGGCCTTTGCAAGCCAATCTGTATATAGTGCAACCATATCCGCACGAGCTAAGGCTTTCTTACGCTTCACATCACTTACGCCAGCAGTAGCAAGGGTCGGTACAGTCGGCTTCACTGTCCGTTGCTCCGCAAGGCGGGCTTCCGCAGACACAAGCGCTGTACGGGTCACATCCGGCATAGAAGCCACAAGCCATTCGCTACCGCCGCCACGCCCTACACGCGGGCGGGCTTGCCATGACTCACGCTTGGCACGGCGAGTAATCGACGATTCAGCCTTAATCGTAAGCGCGACCATAAGCTCTTTGGTTGTGTATGCTTCTTTCAACATGAAATAACTACCTGTGTTCAAAAGTTCTTTAAGTGGCGCAGGAGGCTATCCCGCGCCGTTATGTGTGTCCCCGTCGCCTAATCAGAAATTTGTGAGTTCCGGCTCCTTTTGGTATGCCTTAACCAACGTGTATCTTTAATCATTAAACTCAAAAGGAACCGGAAAATGAAAGTAACTGATGATGTATTGCTTACAGTGGCTAAAGAGCTTTGGCTTGCCCAAAACCCGTATGGGGAAACAAGCGAAAATGTTACCGTAACTCACGAGGGCCAAGTTAATGAGGCGGAAAGGCAAGCTAAAGTATTCGCTACTTTTGTTTCAACCCTTCATAAAAAACTGCTGGAGACAGCTGAATAGTCACAAGCACATGCGTATCTCTTGATAACCCGTTTAAAGCTACGGCTGCTGCTTTGGCAGCCGTACCTTTATCCGCCTTCGCTTCCTCAATCGCCTGACGCAGTTTTTCTGCCAACAGATAGATTTTTTCGTCATGCTCTTTACACATCACACCACCTCTCTCAGTTTCATAGTATCCGGCAAACTCAGCGGCTTTAAAGGACACCCCATTTCGACTAGGGCTGTTAAAACTCGCTGACTATCATCATCACCAATAATTGTTTTCCTAACCTGCACCGCGGAGACCCCTACCTCCTTCGCTAGCGACGACATTGTATGCCCCTGTTCATATAAAAACTCTCGAATCGCCCAAGGCTTACGGTTTCTCCCTGCAATTGTTGCCATTATAGCTGTGCCTCCAACTGTTTCTTACGCTTCTTCGCTTCCTTCTCTGACAAAATCGCCCTTGCATAGTCGCGCAGCTTCTTATCATCCTCACTCATAATCTCGCACCCTACGGCCTGTAGAATTGGCTGTAGGGGCGAGACATCTCCCGTAGCCATGCAGAACGCTACGACTGCGAGAATAGGTGGGGGGTGTTCCTTCGCCGCTGGTTGCAACCATTTATCCAGTGCGGCTCTCGATACGCTCTTGGCGTTCCTGGTGCTCAACTGGATACCAGCAGCGTGGGAAATTTCTGTCAGTTCATCAGCAAGCTGATCACGGGACAAGTTGGGCTGTTCTTTCATGACGCGGTTCATAACAGCGCGCATCTGCGGAAGAATTCCCGCAAGCTGCGCCACTTGTTCATCCCGCGTCGAGTACTGAAATAATTTTGCCTGTCTCATCATTTTACCGTCCAATCTAACAACGTATTCCGTCCAAACTGACTTGTTGACCTCTTGTTATGAGCAGGTTAAAAATTGAATTAAGAATTGAATTAATTTTTTAACCGCCCGTGCTTTCTTTTTTGCTTAAATTTTGACGATAAGTCAACAATATTTGACGCAAAAGTTTATTTTTATGCGATTTCAACCTAACCTATTGATATCCATAAAGATTATACTTAACAGTGTGCGCAAAAGTTTATGCAAAAGTTAGCACTTGGAACTTTTGCGTATGAAAATAGCAGACAGGATTCGTAAAATTCGCGGCAACCTCTCTCAAAGAGAATTTGCTGACCGGATCGGAATAAACATGAATACGCTAAGGGCTTACGAGAAAGGTAGGAGCCTTCCGCCTTCTGAAGTGCTCGAGAACATATGCTTAAATTTTGACGCATCTCCGAGCTGGTTACTCCTCGGCATAGAAAGCGAGAGACGACAAGAAAGCTCTCAACCTACACATCAAGAAAACTGCCCCCGGTGCACTGAGCTGGAAGCGCGTTTAGATAAAGAACGAGAAGAAGTGCGCGAACTCTCAAAAGAGCTGCGTGAATTAAATGCTGAAAACAGGACAATTTTGAAAGAGAATGGAAAGCTAAAAGAAGAGATAGGCTTACTGAAAGGTGAGCTGAAAGCCCGCGCCGCGCCTACAGATAAGGCTACTACAGATAGCACAGAAAGCACCGCCAGCGCGCGCAAGACTGCTTAAAGAGAAAGCGAGGGAATGTGGTACCACTTCCCTCGCTTTTTAGTTTGTAGCTACTTACTAAATGCCGCCTCATGTTATTTTTGTCAATAATGGCGGTATGATGATTTATAACACTGACACCCCTCTTTAGTCTCGTCGATTATCATTTGATTTTGGACGACAAAATGCGCTTTTTCGTGCAAAAACTTTCTCATTTCGAAAGTCAAAATCACACGAAAAAGCGCATTTTTCTCATTTAGGATTTCAGCCCAAAAACAAGCCCAACGTATCAGCGAAAGCCCGCATCAGTCCTACATTCAGCCTATATCCGTACTATTAAATCTAGCCTATCCGGTATTTCTCAAGTCGGGTGTCCCCCTACACCCATCCCAAGATGTGATGATTTTTTAAAAATACTGCATTTTTTACTTGCAAGTCTCGCCAGTTTTCCTTAGTTACATTCTTCGCGACGGAGAGTGGCGCAGGTTGGTAGCGCATCTGGTTTGGGACCAGAGGGTCGCAGGTTCGAATCCTGTCTCTCCGACCACGATTTTTAAGCTCACAGTAAACACTGTGAGCTTTTTTTATACCTTCTGCAAAAAAACAAAGCGTCCCTGTGTTTTCACAGAGACGCTTTGTTTTTTTAATTTCAGTAGTTAACAACTCCCGAACAGTACCGCATCGATTGCTTTTACAGCACTCGCAAGACGTTCCTGTCGCGTTCCTTGCACTTCAACAAAAGAGGCACAACGTGCTTTAAGCTCTTTACGGAATAAGCTCTGCATGTATCCGCGCTCTTCCGGCCTATCTCGTTGTCCGTCATCTTCCCACGGAATATCTATGCCGCAAAAAATATATAACGAATACATCCGATCAGCCAAGACAGATTCAATCCACTCCGGATTCGTTCCATAATAATGCTTATTGTACACAGCCGACGAAAGCATATTCGTATCGCACAGCAAAAAAGGGGGTCGTTTGGCTTCTACTGCCAATTCAGCCTCAAGCTGCCCTTTAGCAATAGGAACAGCATCTTCAAGCGTAAGCACTCCCCTATTCGCGATAAAATACTCACGCAGATACTCTTCAACATGCGGCACGCCATAATATTTTCCCAACATGCTGACCAATGTCGACTTACCCGTACATTCCGAACCGGTAAGCACAATCCGAATTATCGGAGCCGTTATATTGGTATCTATGCAGTCTGACATTTTGCCTCAGCACTGATGCTATCTGCCCGCATAGACTTATACCAGCTATAAAGACCAGCAATAGCCATAAGGGTGTATACAGCCATAAGCCCGCTGTATCCAGTCCAGCCTTTTGCAAAGTAGATGTAGATATACATTGCATCGGCAACGATCCACAGTATCCAGTTTTCCAAATATTTTCGCGCCAGCAGATACTGAGCAATCAGGCTAATAACAGTTGTGACTGTGTCCAGCCACGGAAATGCCGCATGCAGCACATTCTGTGATATATATCCGAAAATTCCGATCCCGACGATACCGACACAGGTAAGCTTCAACGCAAGTGAACGGTCAACAGTGCGCACCGGTAGCGGAGTGTCATTTTCACCACCACGCAACCACTGCCACCAGCCATAAAAGCCGAGTACAACATACACAAGCTGAAGAAACGCATCCATGTAAAGTCTGCCGTTAAAAACGACAACCATCCAGATACCTACACTGACAATACCAATCGGCCAGCACAAGGGCTTCTGTCGCACACTCAACACAATATAAATAAGCCCTGTTGCAATTGAAATACGTTCAGGCCAGCTCATTGCATCCACAAAGCCAAAAACAAAATTAAGTAATTCCATCATATTCCCTTTAGGGTTGCTACACCTGAGCAGACGCAACCCGTGTAAATGTAGAGTAAAGAAGCAACGATGGAGAACAGCCTTTGGCAA